CGACCTGCATTGATACCAATTCCTGCTCTTTGTGCAACATAGCGACCAATTGCCATATCAGAGCTGAAGATGCTATCAAGGGTGTCATCAACATCAACAAGAACGCAACTTGCAAATTGGCGAAGTGCGGTTCTAACACCTGCCATGATTGGCGTAGGAATGTTGATCCTGTGTTTGGAGATTGCATTGTAGTACCTACGAACATAGTCCAGTCTAGTCTCTTTTGGATATTCTGCAAAAATTGTTGCAGAAATCAACATGTACATATACTGCGGAGTTTCGTACAACTCTCCACTACTCCTATCCTGCACAAGATACTTGTCAACGACCTGGCGTAGACCTGCATAAGTGAATAGGAAGTCACGATCATGATCAATCCAAGAATTAATCTTATCCCATTCTTCCTCAGTATATTTGGAAGGAAGAAGTCTATCATAAATTCCACTACAAGCACCATGCATTAAGTGATTGTAGATATGAGGGAATCCCTGATTCCAAGATGGTCCGAAGACTTGTTTGTAAAGTCCAAACAAAAGAAGTCTAGCGGCAACAAATTGATAATTAGGAGCCTCAAGATCAATAAGATCGGATGCAGAACGAATCAGAATCTCCTGAATCTCTGCAGTGGTAATACCATCATAAAATTGGATACCTGATTGCATTTCAACTTGAGATGCAGAAACACCAGCGAGACCGCTACATGCTTCTTCAACCATCTTATGAATTTTGTCTAGGTTCAGGTTCTCAGTATTTCCGTTTCTTTTTACAACTTTAGTCCCGTTACTCATGTCTTCTTCCAACTAGTAAGTTTTGTTTTAGCTTGTAAGCCACTATAGACATTGGATTCTATCACAGACTGAACATTAAGTCCAGATAAAATCATATCGTTAATGTCTTTTTCATTGATAGTATCAGGCCAAATAACTATTGGGAATTTCCAATCTATCGCCTTTTCCATTCTATCAACAATTTGTTTGTTGCGTTTTTCATTATCATAAACCATCACAAAATTTGTTTCAAAGTTTGATACGAAAAACATTTTGTCCATATCTGCACCGACCATTGCAATAGAGTTTTCAATAAACATACTATCAAAAGGGCCTTCTACAATATAAACTGTTTTACTCCAGTCAACCTTATCCAAACCATAGATCTTGGGGTGGTGGTCATCCAAAATGATTGTAATGTACTTAAGTTTTGATTTTGGATTGAGCGATCTCCCCTGAAACCCAAATATTTTTCCTTTATTTTTTAAGGGAATAATGATCCGTGGTTCGTCATTCTCTAAATTATCAAAAGTATATTTTTGAATATTAGTCCATTCCTTGAACTTTTCGGCGAAGTAAAGTTCGCCCAGATACTTAACGGGAATTCTTCGGTTGTCTAAAAATTTCCTTGCGGGGTGTGTTGTATTTAGTTCTGAAATTTTTGGAAGGTCAAAATCCTTTTTTGAGAAATCTGGTTTCTCAAATTTAAACTCTACGGGTTCGGGGGTATTAGATCCACGCCCTGTAGCCCCCACTTTATACCTCTCAAAGACATATTGATCGTGCAATGCGGGGTCAACATCCTTTAGGAAGTTTGTGAAGGTTCTGGAGACGCCACAGTTGTGACATTTGAAATTATGATCGTTCTTCAGACGATACAAGTATCCCCTAGCCTTGTTTTTGTGTCTCTCCGAGTCGCCACAATAAGGGCAACGAAAGTTATATAAACCGTCTTTCTTTTTTGCGAATTTCTGAAGTTTGAGTGAAACTAATCCAATGTATTTGGTGTCAATGAGACTCATCGTGTAGTATTTTGGATCTGTGTAGACCCATTATACTGGGATGGGAGGATCCTGTCAATGAAATGGGGCAGAATTCCGACTATGACCACTGCGATTGCAGCAATTCCACCCATTTGCCATTTAAATTTTTTAAGTTCTTCTACACTTAATTCCAATTTATCTATTCTATTTCTTACTCTCGCATGATCTTCTTTATTTTCTTCTTTCATGTCCTCAATCATCTTTATGATTAAGGCATCTGATTTAATACTTTGGTCAATTCTTTCATCATGTTTAGCAAGAATCATTGCAATTCTATTATTACCCTCAGAGATCTTATCGACTGCTGCTTCTAATTTAGCAAGCATTTCGCGGGATAAGTCCTCATAAATGTTGAGTTTGGATTCAAGAACCGCTAATTTAGATTCTTGGCTAAACATCTTTCTATACCTTCTTCTTTGATGTTAATGATTTTCTATATTGTGGAGGCAATCTTCTCATCATTTTGGATCTTCCATCTAGTTTCATAAGAGGATCAAAACCAGCAACTGGACCTTTAGGATCTGCAGAACCAGTGAACCCACCTGTACCAACAACCATACCCTCTTCCATCAGGTTACGAATAATTCTAATTGAGTTTTCAAGGATATGATCTTTCATAGTTTACTTAAATCCTGTAAACAACTTTCGTCCATTGGAATATCATGTAATGCAGACCTTGGATATTCAGGAAGTCTACCCAAATAAACAACGAATGTTTTAACTACTGGCCACAACTCACGGTCAATTTTAAAAAAGAGTAATGGTGTTGCGGCCTCTCCGAATACATTATAAAGAATAATAAAGTGGTTGATAAGTAAATGTGACTTTAAAGTCCCAGTACTTTGATATCTTTTCAGAAGTCTCTTGATCCACTTAAATCTTTTAAGATCTTCATGAAAATCCTCTTGCGTCACTGCATGAGGATTTTCGTAATGTTTGATCGCAAACATTATATAATTATCTTCGTTCAATTCATCAAATCTCATAATCTATTAAAACTATCAAGTCGTAGTAACGCCAACAGTAGTTGTAATTCCACTACCACCAGCACCAGTTACTTCAGTAGAAACGAAGATCTTGTCAGAAGCAACAGATGTTGAAGTATCAGTGATAATTCCAGCGATTGTTTGGCCAGGAATTACAAGAGTTTGTGCAGCTGCAGGAGTTGTGAACGCAAATCCAACCGTCTTATTTGCAGTAGTTGTAGTTGCATAAGCAACTAGAGTACCAGCAACAGAAGCAGTAACATTAAGAGTTGCGGCAAGATTCTTGACATCTACTTTTTCATTATACTGAACATAAACTGTTCCAGTAGAAGATGTAGAGTAACCAGTTGCACCAAAGTATACGCGAACAATTGTTGCATTTCCAAGTCCAGCAGTTGTAGAACCAGCACCAGCTAGTCCACCGATTGCACAAAGAACCTCTTCGTTACCATCTGCATGTCTGATTACCCAACCTCTCTCATCAGCAAAACACTCATTGAGGTCGTTGGCTGGTTTATCGCCTGCGCGTAACCACTTAGGTCTTGATTCGTCTGAAGTAGAATTTCCCCAAAGAGGCATCGGTTTTCTCCAAATTATTTTCTTATCTAAATCTTATTTATAAAAAAATAGACCCTAGTTTTTAGGGCCTTTTTTGAGTACTGTACGCAAAAATAATGTTATAAAGTCTATAATACCATTCGCTTTCGTCCTTTTTGTTTTTGCTAACCACTCTGAAAGAGAGAGGAGTAATCCAAGAACGATGGTCACTCCCCAATTGGTTACTAAACAAGTGATCATGCTTGTGGCTTGAATAGTGCTTCTTTAACTGTTGCAAAAAGTACATCATCAACACTATTATCAGTAGATTTTACATACTTTTCAAGAAGAGAAATAACAAGATTCTTAACTGCTGGACTTGTAGCCAGTTGCATTAAAAGTGGTTTTACTACAGCGACAACTGCTCCCATGATGACCTCTATGTATAGGCAGCCGTATTTAGGATTTCCTTCTACTTAAAAGTTGATTGAAATCTTTTTTCTTTGTTCCCCCATCATATTCCCAAGCATAACCTTCAGTAATCATTTGATTGTTGATGGAAATCTCTTCACCATTGACATATAGATGACCAATGATACGACCATACTTCTCGGTACTATCGGGCAATTCTGTTTTAATGAGAATATCTTTAGCAAATTTTAGTCTTTCTTTGAGCCAGTCTTTAACTTCGAGACCAAGTTTCTTTTCATAAGCATCAGTTGTCCTGCTCTCTGGGGTATCGATACCAGCAAGACGAATTCGCTTAGTAAGGGAGATATCAAAACCCAAATCAATGTCAGCGTCAATAGTGTCGCCATCTACTACCTTGTGAACTGATCTTATTCTATAGACATAGGGATCTTTGTCAGCCATTCTTCAGAATAATTTAAACTTCTCTGTATTTAGTTTGGGAATTGGTAATTTCTCAAACGCTTTGTTGACCTGATTTTCTACAACTTTTCCAACAAATTCTTCAGGGTTCTCAAGAATCTTCTGTGCCTTTTGATAAGTTACATAAGCACCATAACAAAGTGCGGCACTAATGGTCAGACTTGTCGCTGACAGAATGATCGCTAGGTTCTTCATCTTTCATTTCCTCAAATGCTAACCTCATTATGTAGTAGATTACATAAGCAGTAAAAGCAAGCCCACAAGAAAGAATAATAAAAACTCCCCAAGGAAACTCACTCATCTCTGTTCAATCCAGTTCAATACTGCAAGTGCTTTTTTGTTAGTATTAGGACTTGCACAAACAAGAGTATAGGTGTCACTAATTGTTCCAATGCCACTTCTACCTAACTGAAGTGCCGCTTTAATATCAAGATCAACTAACGCACCACTACCATTAATTACAAAACCACTCAAAAGATCACTTCCACCAGATACTGCAGTTTGAGTGATATTATACTGCATAAAAGAGTTTGGATCGGGATGATTTACCCAAGTTCCTCCAGTCAGTGTTGCATTTTGTAGAAGTTGCCAATAAACATTCGTATTATCATCAGTTGCTGCCTGTAATGATCTCAAAAGCATTACACCAGTTAGATTATTAGATTTTAAACGAATGCTTATAATTGGATAATATGTATTTGCAGATGCCATCGTTGTCCCTGTGATGGGATTTGATATACTCAAAAGAGTTCCAAGTTTTTCTGGTTCTCCTTCCTGAATAAGAGAATTGGAACCTTGATACATGTAATGAGTTCCTGCAACACCAGTTACATTCTCAATCTCAAGACGAATAGGAAGAAATGGTGTTGAACACCAAACTCTATCTTGAGTATTTGAGTTATAAAAGGTATGACTCTTAACAGTTTCTCCTGCCATTAACCAATTAAAATCTACGGTTCCTGCACCATACCACTCATAATTAATAGAAATCATTTGTTGTTTTGTTGGGTCTGCGGTTACACCAGTCCAACCATTACCATCAAACTTTTCACCATTCCATTGATCTCTACCAACTCTTATTTCTGTGGTAATTCCAGTTGTAGATGTACGAAGTACATATGAATATGTTCCTCCATCATCCTCAAAATAAGCACCATTATAATCATCAAACAATCCAAATCTTCTGCGAATACCTACCTTTGGTTGTTCTAAACGAATTGCAAATGCGAGTGTTGCTGGTCTACCAGGAATGTATCTCATCACATTCTTGGTCTGTCTGATGATTTTACTTCCCGCAGTAGAACCAACTTGCATGATTACATTACTAGCAGAAACATTATGAGTTGCAGTTCCAACTCCAACGATTCTCTCATCCCAAACATCAGTTTCTTTACCATACTGGAAGGTATTAAAGAAAACTGTTTGGAACGGAGCAACTTTTAATCTGTTGTTATTAGAAAACTGAGGTCTCCAATCTGTTTGGTTACCCCAGTGATCTGCTATGTTAAAAACTTCAAATAAAGTTCTTTCTTGATTTAGAAAGTCTTGTGTATTCTTATTCCACTGTGCCATGAATCACTCACCCCATGTCAATCTTTCTGGTTGATATCTCTGTGCGTTTTTAACTTTTACAGAACTAGTTGTGTTTGGGTAAATGTTATGAACAATTGCACCTGGATATTCATCTTGCAGTTGTTCTGCAAGTTCATTCTTACTCATCATCTTACCTTCAACTTCCATACGATAGATCTTACCCTGCCAAACTACATCAGCAAGAAAAGATTCTTTGACTGGTTCCGATTCAGTTTCGGAACCATTGATATAAAGATTTCCGTTGAAATCTCCAG